CGCGCTCCTGTCGGGCCTTCATGATCTCCTTGTGCGCCCACTGCTCGCCGCGCCACGCCACGACGTCCTTGGGGAACACGAACTCGCCCGCGTTGAGACGGGCAGGAACATCGTCGGTGATCGCGCCCTCCGACGGCGACATGCCGGGATCGACGAAGTTGTCGCCGCCCTCGACCTGACCGCCCTCGGCGAACAGACTGCCGCTGCCCGCCGCGCTGCCCGCCATGCTGCCGAGCTTGCCGCCGATGGACGCGCCCATCGGACCGCCGAAGTAGGAACCCGCGACCGACCCGGCGATGCCGAGGCCGGTGCCGAGGATCGCGCCGAAACCGCCGCCGCTGTCCTCGGACTGCTTGGAGGCGGCAAGCTGCTGTTCGTAGGACTTCTGCATCGTGTCGCCCCACGTCTTCATGTAGGGCAACGCCGCGCTGTAGTAGCCGAGCCCCGGCTGCATCGCCCCCGCCGTGGTCGAGATGGCGCTCTCGGGCGCGTTGATCTGCTGGTTGCCCGCCGCCAACGCGAGGTTGGAACTCTGGCCGCCCACTTGCGGCAGGGCGAGGCCCGATTGCAGCGCGTTCTGGGTGACGCCGCGCGCCTCGCTGCGCGCCGCCAGACGTCCGCTCTCGTTGGCCGCGACAGTCGCCGCCGCGCGCTGGTTGGCCGCCGTCTGGTCGAGCGCCGCCGAGCCGATGCTGGGCGCCTTCAAACCATAGGACTGCAGCTGACGCTGCTGCTGGGACTTGGCGGCGTCGAACGCCTGCGCCGTGTCGGCGGCATACTTGCCCGCGTACTTCTCCTCGGTCCCCGGCAGGTTCGAAATCATGCGCGAGGCGTCGGCGGCCTGCGCGTCGTAGAGCGGCTGGTAGGTCTTCTCCCAGTTCGCCATCAGCCGCTCGCCGCGCTCGGCGCTGCTGTCGGCCATCGTGCCCGCGCGCTCGGAGACCGCCTTGCCCAGCTGGTCGAGTTGGACGCCGTGCTCCTTGGCCCAGTCGTAGAGTTCGGTCGAGCGCTCCTGACCGCGCGCACCGATCTTGGACATCTCGGCGATGTAGCCCGACATGTCGGGCGGCTGCGGCGTGCCGCCACCGCCACCGCCACCGCTGCAGATATTGCGCGAGTTCACTACCGGGTGAGGCGCCCACGGATCGGTGAGGTGGTGCTCGAAAAAGTTCATGCCGCCAACTCCTGTGAAGGCGCGGCCTTCAGGTAGCGCCCGACGAGTTTAAGCCATCGACACTGCTCGCGCGACATCGAAAGGACGATCATATCGCCGTCGAGCACCAAGCCGGGGAGCCGCGCCATTTCGACAAAACCAGCACGCTTGTCCTGTTCGAGCGCCGCGATGTTGGTCGACGGCACGGGCGCGATCAGCTTGTCGACTTTCAGCTGGTTGAACACATACTCGAAAACGACCACCAGCAACGTCGGCGAACACCAATTCGGTATAAAACCCGCCATGTGAACCTGTATGGCCACTTGACTGAAGTTGGTGAAAACAAACCCACCCATCAGGTTACCGTCGCTGGTAATCCGGCTGATCACCCGGTCGCGCTCGGTGTCGTAGCCAGTGCCCGCCGCGTGGGCGATCTGCCTGCCGTGGTCAATGTCGTTCAGCCAGATCACGGCAACACCCTACGACGACGGTCGAGATCGGGCCGAGCACGATAGGCGCGCACCGGGATCAGATTGGACGGCACAGTGAGCAGGAGGATCCAGTCGGTGCCGTCCCAGATATTGAACGTCCACGTCACGCCCGTGCAGAGCCAGAGGTCACCGTCATGCAGCGCCGTCGGCAGATCGGGCGTGATGAACACGTGCGGCGCGAAGCGGTCGGCGCCGACGCCGTCGCGCGACAGACCATCGCTGCCGGTCAGCATGTCGACGCACTTCTTGAGCGTCATCACGCTCTCGCGCAGAGACTTGACCTCAGCGTCGGGGACCGGGATCGAGGGGAACTTGGGGGTCTGCATCAGACGTGCCTGAGATCGCGCGCCGCCTGCGCGGCGTGGATCGAGTTGATGATCGCGAAGCCTGTCACCTCGAACTGCCAGTACAGCGCCTTGAAGCCGGACGGCAGGCGGTACATCTGACCGGGCACATCGAGATCCTGTTCGAAGCGCAGCGGCAGACCGTCGGTCACCATGTTGGGCTCGCTGCCCGCGTAGACCCGGAACTTGCCCTTGGTGAACGTATTGTCGAACGGCGGCGTCCAGTAGATTTTGGCGGCCCCCAAATTCACGACATAGTCGTAGGCGAAGATCTTCGAACGCCACGTGTAGGGCGCGTAGGGCGCGAACTGGCGAATGTCGACGAGATAGATCACGCCATCGCGCATGATCATCGTCTCGGCGTTGAAAATATCGGTGATGACGTTCTGGACTTCGGTCGGGTTGGGCATCAGCTGGGTCACGCCGACGCGGTCGTCGACGAGGGAATTGTAGATCCCCGGTCGCGTGCCGAAGTGGCTCTCCTGCTGGAACGCGTCGATCTGGAACGTGTCGCTCTGGAACACGCCGGTCTGACTGAGCGAGTAGCCGTAGTAGCCCATCTGGATGATCGACGCCGCCAAGGTGTCGAGATGGACGATCTTGTCCCACTGGTCCTTGAGCATGCGCTGCAGCGTGATGTTGGTCGCACCGGCAGCGGTGATGTTGATCAGGCCGTTGGGCGAACAATAGAGCACGCCGTTGGGCGTGTTGACGATGGACAGCCGCGAGGTGCAGGGCTCCAGCGGCTGGATGATCGCCAGCGCCATCGACTGTGGATCGACGCCGGTCGCGGAGTAGGGCTGGCCCTGCGTCAGGATGATCAGCGACTGGCCGTGCACACCGAGGCCGACGATCTCGTTGGGCACCGCGATGACGTACTGCACCGGCCACGCGTGCGGCTGGTAGGGTTCGCAGAACCAGACCTCGTTGTGTCGCCACCCGGCCACCATGCCATTGGGCATCGACACGAGGCCCTGCAGGTCGAACGGCGGCATCGTCCAGTTGAGCGTCAGCAGCTGGCCGTTGTTGACCGCCTGCACGTCGGTGATGACGTCATCGTAAGCCAGCGTCGCGATGGGCACCTCGTCGACGAAGTAGAACGTCGCGATGCCCTGCGTGCTGACAACCGTCCGGTAAATGCGGGTGTGGGTGAGTTCCCGGTTGAGGAGATCGTCGGGCGCAGGCGCCGTCATCGTGATGTGCCACGTGTCGTCCTGCTTGCCGGTGTGCACCGTCGGCGGCGATGGTGGTCCCTCCTCGCCCTGCGCCGTGACCCACGTATAGACATAGCCGCGCGTGTCGTTGATCGTCGAGACGCCGCCGCTCGACGTGACCCCCGGCGCGACGTCGGGCGCGGGCACACCGAGCGCCAGCGGCGGCGAGTGCGCCCTGATCTTAGTGCCGGTGATCATCTTGGGGTAGACGCCGTCGGCCCAGTAGTAGCGACCGTCGTCGTCCTGCCCAGACACGGGCGAGCGGATCACGCGGACGTTCTGGTTCTCGAACTCCAGCCAGTCGCTGTCGATCATGTTGTCGACGCTGGGACTGGCCTTGGGCAGACGGAACCAGCTGCGCGTCGTCGGCAGCGCGGTATGGAGCGGGATTAAGGAACGGATCGGTTCGATGTTGCCCGAAAACAACCAAGCATCGACGGCATGAGCAGCGTTGCTCGTCGGCAAAAGACGGTCGTCGATTGCCGGGACCATGCCCCCAAATTTCTCGATCTTGATCGGGTCGACCATCTAGCTCTTGGCCTTCTTGGATTTCTTTTCGGGTGGAAGTTCGGGTTCAGGTGGAGGTGATGGCATCGTTGACTGCTTGGCTGCAAGCGCACGACGACCCGCCTCCATCTCGGCCAATGTCTTGGCGCTCAGTTTCGGTTCGTCGTCCATGATCCTCCTAGAGCTTGATGAAGGCGTTCATGCCCAGCGTCGGCTGGACATTGTTGTGAGCGAGACCGGGACCGGGGATCGGACTTCCGTCGCCGCCTGTCGTCTGGGTCGCAATACCAACAGTACCAGCCCACACCGATGCGCCACCGCCGCCACCGCCGATGCCGTTGTTGAAAATCGGAATAGCATGTTGGTGGTTGGGCATCTCGCCTTGGTTCAACGAGTGCGTCTGCTCGCCAATGGGATCGCCAGTGAATTGAAGGTTGAGTACACCCGCGCCGTTGTCGGGTACGGCGAACGTGCGGCCACGTCCGTCGGGCAACGCGATCTTTTTGAGCGCAATCCAGTCAGCGTCGGCGGTCGCGCCCTTGGCACCGGGCGTACCATCGGGGTTCTGGATCGGCCACTGCCGACCACCAATGGTGTTCCAGAACATCGTAAACAGCGCCTGCGCGCTGGCGTTGGCGAACGCTGCGCTCGAACCGACGTTGCCGATGGTCTGGCCATTGAGGAACAGCCATCCCGGCTTGGCATCGGCCATCGAGAACGTGACGTCACCAGTCCCGACCGACGCCGCCGGTAGCGCCGCGATAGCGGCGGCAATCGCGTCGATGATCGCCTGCTTGGTCCAGATCGAGCCGTCGTCGCCCGATCCAGCAGTGACCAACGGCAACTCGACTGCAGGACCGGCGACCTTGGCGCCGAGAACCGATGGCGTATCGAGGGTGAGATCGTGCTCGGCGTTCCAGTTCGACGGCTTGACGAGCGTGCTGTCGATGCCGTCGGCCTTGGCGCTCGTAAACTTGTGTTTGACGTGGGGCATCAGTTCCAGCCTTTCCGCGACGTCGTGGCGTGCGTCTGCGGGAACATCCAACGCTGGCCGCCATACACGTTGCCGTGCAGCGCCTCGGCCCGTGCCCGCCCCCGCAGCACGATGTAGTTCTGGTTGTTGTAGGCCGCGCTCTTGAGGTTCGAGTACGGCTTGTTGGGCTGCATCTGGATGCGCGCCAGCGTGCCGTAGTAGAACGCGTCGCGGTAATTATCGAGCACCCACTCGTAGGTCGGGTCGATCTCCGGGTAGTTCGTCGTCGCATCGACCGGGTCGGTGATCGTTTTGGTCACCACCGCAATCCAGTTCGTCGCACTCGACGGCGAGTTCGCCAGCATAATCGTGCTCGGCAGTTTCAACGTGATGCCGCCCTGCACCCATCGCCTGTCAGGCGAAGCTGTGGCGGGATCGTAAAGTAGAAGCAACCGCTTGATCGAGCCTTTACCAGCGATGGTAAACGGGTACGACAGGACCTGCGGCTGCACCGGGATCGGGATCTCTTCCTGCCAGATGTTGGTCTGCTCGAAGAAGTCCTTGGCGCAGCGAAACAGTTCCTGCTGCAGCACAGCGTCGGTCACACCGGGCACCGAGATCTTGATGTCGTTGTAGAGACGCTGCCACGGGCTCGGAGAGGTCGGGCTGGGCATGTCAGTTCACCGTGAGGACTTGGGCCTTGAAGGTGTTGAAGAACACCCCGGCTCGGGCATCCTGCGTTTGCTCGTCGTCACGGGCCTGCGTGAGAGCGACGATGTACATGATGACCGGTGAATGGTACTGCGCCTCGATAGGGATCGGCGCGGACAGCTGATCGACAACGAAGGTCGGGATCTTAAATCCAGTTTCCAGAAACAGATCGGGCCGGATCCTGAACAGGTCGCTCATACCCTGATTGAGGTTGGTCACGATGCTGTCGGTCGAGTAGCGATACTGCCCCGACCGGCGGTCGACGTCCTGCAGGAGCGTCCGCACCTGCTGGAGGATGTCGCCCATCGTCACCAGCTGCTGGGTGTTGCTGTCGTAGTAACCGACCGTCCACGCAACGCCGTCCCACTCGTAGACCGCGCCGTTTGGTGCGGTGTACTTCTGGCCCACGATGGGGGTCGGAGGAAAATCGAGCGGTAGGGTCATGGCTTTCGATCATACCCCTTTGAGAACGCCAGCGCTGCCGCCAGTGCGCCCATCAGAAGCTCGCTCAGGCGGTTCATCACTGGTTCGCAGGTTGCATGGCCTTCGACGATAGATGCAGTCCAATAGATGCAGGTGACGGCGCTCATTAGAGCGATCAGGCACTGCACGCCCAAGATCGCCGCGATCAGCCAGAAGCTGGCGCGGATCGGGTCGAACGGGGGGCGATCCATCGCTCATGGCGTTGGTAGGGGCTCGGAGAATGGTGTCGTGACTGGCACCTCGATAGTACCGCGCTGACCGACGTACTGCGCGAGTGTGTCGCCCGCCGCGATCTGGAGCAGCATCTGGTAGGGGATGCGCTGATGGATGAAGCGGTCGAAGCCGCCCTCACCGTCCCACGGAAACGTGACGATTTTCTCGATCACTCGCGTCCCGACGTTGAGGCGAAAGCGAACATCGAGTTCACCGATCCGCGAAGCCATGACCCTCCAGCGAACTTGCGCCATGGCCTAGCTCCCCAACCTGATGGCCGACAACCAAGTATAGGCGCTGTCGGCAGAAAGGTTCACGCCGTCGATGTTGCCGGTCAAAATCCGAAGCGTGATAAGGTCGTTCACCGCAAGATAAGCGTTGTGAACAAGCGTCCTCGATTGAGTAAACGGACCAGCCCAAAACGGGTCGTTGTAGCCATGTTTCGCGGCAACCGCGCCGTTTACATAAATGAAACTTTCGCCCTGACCAATGGTAAGTGAACCAGCGGCGGGATAGGCAACACCACTTTGGAAAACCAACATATAGAGGCCAGCCGTTTTCACCGTGTAAGTTGTGCCATCCCACAACCCGCCACCATTGTTGAATAGGGGTGTCGCACTGAATGTCGGCTGGCGAAGCGTCCATTGCGGCAGGGAAAGAGCGTTGGGCGTCCCCGTCCTGAACGCCACCATGCCGGTCGGCGCGTAGGCGGTGACCCAGATCGTGCCGTTCCACTGGTACGTGACACCGTTGGGCGCGACGTAGGTCTGGTTGAGTGTCGGCGCGGCGGGGAAATCGAGGGCGGCCATCAGGCGATCTCCTCGATACTGAGCGTCGTACCAGCCGCACCACCGAGCAGGCGCGCACCGTTGTGCCCATTGAGATGAAAGCCCCAGCCCTGACCACCAATACCGATGCCGATGCGAAGTTGGAATGAAGTTGGTGCTACCGATCCAGTCGCGACCTCGGCTTCGATCTGGATCCCGGCGCTCCAAAACTGAGCCTGCACCGTCGAAAATCCTGCGCCGACAGCGTTGGCAATCGCATCGCGAAAAATCGCCGCGCACAGAATAAGGGTGCTGTTCGAATTGCCTCGGACGAAGGCGCGCAGTCGGAGTTTGCTGGCGGCACTCTTGGGCGTGTAGTTCGCGACGAGGATCTGATAACCCTCACCAATCTGGGGGATCGTATCGTCGGCAGGCATAATACCGTTGCCGTCCGAGATACCGATCAACGTGTTAATGACCGCAAAAGCAGAACCCAGCAGACCGGTTGGCGCGCTCGCCGTGGCGGGAGCAGCGGGCACCCACTGGACCGTGTTGCCATCGTTGTAGCGAATGTAAAGTTGGCCGCCGCCGGGTGTCCCGTCGCTGTTCCACCACAGCTGGCTATCGACTGGTGAGCCCGGAGGCACAGTCCCGGTGGTCGGCAAAGGACCGGGGGTGCCCTGCACACCTTGGACACCCTGCGGACCTTGGATGCCTTGGGCGCCCGTGTCGCCCTTGACGCCTTGGATACCCTGAACACCGGGGTCGCCCTTGTCGCCCTTGACGCCTTGGATACCCTGCGCGCCTGCCGCACCAGCCGGTCCCTGCGGACCGGGAACCGTGCTGTCAGCGCCAGTCGCGCCGGTCGGGCCAATCGGCCCCTGCGGTCCCTGCGGACCCGGCACCGTGCTCGCCGCACCAGCCGGACCTTGAACACCCTGCGCGCCAGTGTCGCCCTTGTCTCCCTTCGGACCCGGCACCGTCGAGGCCGCGCCGGTCGCGCCGGTCAGACCAATCGGACCCTGCACACCTTGCGGACCTTGGGGACCGGGGACCGTGCTGTCAGCACCCGTCGGACCAACCGGACCTTGGATACCCTGCGGACCTTGGGGACCGGGGACCGTGCTGTCAGCACCGGTCGGACCGATTGGACCGACTGGCCCGACCGGACCCTGCACACCCTGCGGCCCCATCGGGCCAACGTCACCCTGCGGACCGGGCACACCCTGCGCCCCCTGCAGGCCGGTATTACCCTGCGGCCCCTGCGCGCCGTCGGCTCCGTCGGCGCCGTCAGCGCCGGGGTCGCCCTGATCGCCCTTCGGGCCGATGGGTCCGTTGCCCCGGTGAGTGAGCACCCACTGAACGGTGTTGCCGTCGTCGTAGAGGATGAACTCGTTGCCGTTGATCGTGTTCCACCACAGGTCACCCGGCAGCGGCGCGGGCGACGTCGGCGGCACCTGAGACACGGTGAGCGTCGGCGTGCGCGTCACGTCGTGCGGTCCCGCCGAAGGCACGATGGGCGGCACGGGCGGCACGACGGTCGCGTCGACCACGGCGCTGCTGGTCGGCTGGGTCTGCACCCACTGGCCGATCAGCGACGGAGAGATATACCAGACATACTCGCGCCCCGTGGTCGTGTTGAACCACAGGTCGCCATCGCCCGGATTAGGCGGTGGCGTCGGCGAGTTGAAGACGGGACCGGCCACGGGACCTCCAGCATGACCTACATGCGAAGCGGGGCAGATTACCGTCGCCGGTAACTGCCCCGCCGTTCGTCGCGGTCAGCCCGTCCTACGGGATCACGGCCTCGGTCACGACCGCTTGCGCGAGCGCCACGCCGTCGATGACCTTGTAGCCGTACACCTGCAGCCCGCGCAGCAGCGTGCCGAAGGTGAACTCGGACCGCAGCGTCTCGACCTTGGAGACCTGCGAGGCGAACGTCAGGCCGTGCGCGTGACCGGCGTAGATCACCCACTCGCCCGCCGCCAGCGCCGGGGGACCGGTCACCGGACCCTTGGGCAGCAGGTTCGAGACGTAGAGGGTGAAGCGGTCGATCATGCCCAGACGCCCATTGCGGAGGATCGAGGTCTGGTCGCCCGACAGGTAAGCCTGCCTGAGTTCGCTCTCCTTGATCATCGTCGCGGCCCACGTCGGCATGACGATCCAGCGGCCCTGCTCGGGGATGTTCTGCTCATCGAGCGCTTGGCCGAGGCGGAGGATCGCCTGCAGGATGGTGACCTGCCCAGCAACCGGCGGGTTGGCGATGTTGGCGACCACCGGGAGAGGCGTGCCGGTGACACCAAGGTTGATGTTCGCCGTGATCTTGCCCGCCGTGAGACCACGGTTAGCGGCGTCGCACTGACCGAGGATGCCGAGCAGGACGTCGGTGTCGATGACGATCTTCATCTGCTGGGCAGCATCGTCGGACCAGATGCCCATCAGGTTGATGTCGGACTGAACCTCCATCACGTCGTCGAGGATTTCGTTGAAGTACTTGCCCTTGTCGATGGTGAGATCGACGATGTTCGAACCGGGCCGGTCGACCGTCAGATTACCGCCCACGAGGTAATCGCGGATGGTGATCGTCGGCTTGGTGCGGATGTGGACCTTGTCGCCTTGGTTCTTGATCTCACCTTCGTAGTCGGTGTTCGAGATCGCCGCCAAAACGGTCGAGGCGTAGAACTTCTCGATCAGCTTGCCCGACCAGATCTCGGGGATGAACGTGCCCGAGTATGGCGGGGTCGGCTGAACCGAACCGGTGGGGAAGATCGGCGGGGTGGTGCCAGCACCAGCCAGCGGGTAACCAGCCATGAGGATGCTCCTAGGGTCTAGCCCCTAGGGTCACCTCGAAAAAGGATCCCTAGGCGCCTGATTGCGTGGGTTGGGAATGATACGGCCTTCCCGCTGGGCCAACATGATGTCGGCGTCGAGAGCGGCGCGCTGCTGTTCGTGACCACGCCAACGGCCTGCAGCGCAGTCCGTATAGAACTTCGTGATCTGAGCAGCCGTGTAGTACTGCTTTTCGACGGGAGCACTTCCAGCCGAATGGGCTCTGCCCGGAGCGGCGAAGGTCTCCAACGACATCTGCGGCTGGGTCGGGGCGGCGGGTGGAGTGAGAGCGTCCACCGTGCGCGGGACCGGTCGCATCTGGCCGTTGGACCCTTGCGGGTTCGTAGCAGCCTCCTCTGCAAGGAAGGCTTGGAAGAAGGCGACGACACGATGGGCGTCGCCTGAGTTCCACGCCTCTTGCATCAGCGTCTTACGAATAGCACCCGAAAAAACGTCTGGCAACTTCGACCACGACACAAATCGCGGATCGTTGTTGAGGTCCGCCCAACCCGGAATGGCGGCGCTGATGGTGGCGTCCATGCGGGTCAGGAAGGCATTGCCGGTCTCCTGCTGGACGTGGCCCAGCTGACCCTTGAGGCTCTGGATCTCGTGCTGCAGCGGTGCCGCCGTGGCCTGCGCGACCCGCGACATGACGTCGACGAACTCCGGTCCGTAGTCGGCGATCTCCTGCTCGGTTAGCGCCTGCGCGGGCTGTTCCGGCGGCGGCGCCAGCGGCTGGGTGGCGCGCAGCTGGCCGTTCTCGCGCTCCATCTGGTCGAGGCGCTGGCTGAGGAGGTTGACCGCCTCGCGTGCGCGCCGCGTGTCGGCCTCGTGCCGACCGTGCAGACGCCGATAGCGCTCCTCCCAGTTGACCGGCTGACCGGGCTGTTCGTCACCCTCTTGGGGGGCCGCCGCTGACCCATTCGGAGGCGGCGGCTCTTGGGGGGCTCCATTCGGTGCGAGCGGAGGTGGAGCCTCACCATTCCCCTGAGCTTGCCCATTCTCGACAGCGGCGGCGACCGACGGCTCGGCCTCGCCATTCATCGAGCGCTGGATGAGTTCAGATCGTTTACCGGCGTCGATCACGTGCTGCGGGATCTTGACGTTGGGATCGACCGTACCGGACGCCAGCGCCGTGGTGCGGCGCAATTCGGCGACTGTGACTGGCATCGCCATCAGGATTTACCCCTATTATCGGTTTGGTTTTTAATTGACATGCACTCTTCGATCTTCTTCTTGAGTTGTTGAGAGAGCAGCGCTTTACCTTGGCTGGTAAAAATGCCATCCGGCCCAGCAGCAAGCAAGTCCGCCATCATGCGTTTTTCGAGCTTGTCGAGGGTAGCGACGAACACATCGAACTCTCGGGGCGCGGCGATCTTGAGGTCAGCCGCAGCCATGGCGACGTCGTGGAACGGGTCAGCCATTCAGAGGATCTTGGCCCCCTTGTTGCCCATGTCGATGATCGACTGGTAGTCGGTCGGCGCGTTGGCGCCCGACGGCGTCAGCTTGGCGTAGTTCTGGTAGGAGCGCTGCTGGGCAGTGCCCTTGGTCAACTCGCTTATCGCGTGGCGCGATGGCAGCAACTCGCTCTTGTGCCCCTTGCCATTGGGCTTGGGCACCTTGCCGAAGGGGTTGCCGAACTTGGTGCCCATCAGACCGGCTCGTCGGCGCCGGGACCGGCGAAACCGATACCGGGGGTGAACAGGTCGGGGTGGTCCTTGTTGGGCGCGGTGTCGTGCGTCATGCCGCCACCGAACCGCTTGGCCCCCGAACCGCCGAAGATCTTGGGGTTGGTCCCGGCCATCTCGGTCAGCTTGCCCTTGCGCGGGTTCTCGCCCATCACGTGGCTGGTCGACGTCCCGCGCCCTGCCGCCGTCGGGATGGCGGCACGGGTGAACTTGCTGAGACGCGGCGCCCGCATGTCAGCAGGCGGACTTGCCGGGTTCGCAGCGCTGCGAGCCCCTGTTGCCGAACATCTTGGTGGTGCCGCCCTCGGCGAACTTGTTGTTGTTCGTCGCCATCGCCGAGGACTGGCCGGGGGTCTGGGTGCCCGCGTGGTACTTGTTGGTGGCACCCTCGCTCGACCCGACGCCCGACTTGCCGCCCTTGGCCGTCTGGTCGCGGCGACCGCCCGAGTGTCCCTCCTGCGAGGAGCGATCCGGCACCTGCGTGCCGGTCGGCTCGAACTTGTGCATGCGGCCCGAGCCGCCGCCCAGCGTGCCCCAACCCTTCGTACCGTCAGCCATGTTGATCTCCTGCTGTCTTGAGAAGAAATGCCGCCGCGTCACGCAGGCGTTGCGGTTCGATGCCGCTGCTCACCGTCGACGCCCACTTGTCCTCGTCGTCCCAGACGATAACGATGAAGTCCCTGAAACCAACCCCGACAGCCGTCTCGGCTATCGACTGGACCTTGGCCCCCCGAACTCCGTCCTTCACCCTACACCACCTGCCACCCGAGCGGGAGTGACGTTGGTCTGCGGTCCCATGGCGCCCGAGGGCTTGGCCGGGGGCGCCTGACCCTTCGGCTTGCCCTGTCCCGGCGCACCGGGCGGTGGCGGCGGCTGCATGGCGCTACCGGGCATGCCCTGCATCATCGCCAGCTGCTTGGCCTGTTTCTCCTGCTCGTCCAGTTCTTCCTTCGAAGGCACGATGTCGTCGCCGTCCATGCCGATGCCGTGACTGACCGCGCGCAGCACATTGGCGCGGCGCTTCGGTCCCATGATCTGGAGGTCGATGGGGTTCTGGGTCAGCTGCAGGAACTCCAGCTGGCGCTGGCGCATCGTCTCGCGCTGGACCGCCACCACGACACCCTTGGGCTGGACTTCCTCCTCACCAGTTAATAGGCCGGATTGGTCGGTCATGAGCACGAGGTCGAGCAAATTTCTCAGGAGCGGCGACATGACGTCCCGGTCGATGTTGGCGCACACCGTTTGCAGGATCTTGGACGCGTTGCCCATGAGCATGGCGAGGCCCGACGCCGTGCGGCCCGCGCCTCCTCCCGGCGAATTGCCAGACAGATACTTAGGGATGGCCGATACATCGTCGGCAAGGCCATAGAACGCATTGAACACACCCAGCGCCTCGTTGGCGTTCGACTGGGGTTGGAAGAAGCTGATCGCGGGCTCGGTCGACCCGGCGATCAGCGGGTTGGTCGTGCGCCAGCGTTTCCACGGGTATAGCTCATCCGTGTTCTCACCGCCCGCAAGACGATCCTCGTTGATAACCACCTGCGGACCCGACGAGATCGAGAGGTTGTTGACCAGCGAGCGAAGCGACGCATTGGCCACCTCCTGCAGATCGGAGATGATGTCGACGATGCCGTTGCCGACCGGGGTCGACGGGATCTTCTCGAACGAGGTGAGGTAGAAGGGATGCCGACGACGCGGACTGGGCGACATCTGGACCTTGATCAGGTACTGGCCGATCAGCCAAGCCTGCACGGCGTAGTCGCGCAGCGGGTCGGGGATCTCCTCCTCTGTGAACCCATATTCAAGTAGCATCTTGCCCTGCACGTTGCCATGGAACTCCAAGGTCGTGATCAGGTTGGACATGTTGTAGACGGGGTTTTCGCGGCTCTCCAGCACCGCCCGCGTGGCGTCGGTGCTGTCCCAGTTCTCGGTCAGTCCCTGCGAGCCGTAGCTCTGCAGCACGGCACGGATGTTCTCGGTGTTGTATC